TAACCAATTTCTATGATTGCGTGGTGGCATTATAATTACTCCTTCTCACCTAGCGATATATTTATTTGATTTTTTAGTCTAAGCTATTATAGTCGTAGTCTATGTAGTAATAGGCGCAACTTTTCTGTTGCTAGGTAAGTTGCCAACCCCGAGCGATTATGCCGCTAGGGCAAAATCCTCATTCACCGCAGTAACTGGTGCAGAAAAATCTACAAAAGTTACGTTGGATAGTGCATTATCGTTTGCATCTATAACGTTTGTTCGCGTTAACGGAGCTTACATCCCGGTAATCTCGTTCAACCTTAACAAGCCAGTCGATCCTATTTCGCCCCCATCATAAGCACACTCGGTAAATGTGTTTATGGTGGAGGCGCCGGGTACCGCCCCCGGGTCCTGTTCATGTGACATACGTTGCTGTCATCAATTACACCTATATTTAACCTATTTAAGTGCATATATTACTCTTCTGGCATAACTAATGTCAAAGGATTTACCATGCCCAAAATGAGAACATATACTTTCTATGACGGCGAGAATGTAGAAACCAAAGAATCAACAAGCCTAAGAAAGGCAGTCAAAGCCTTCCAAGGCAATACCAAAAGCAAACAAGTCAGAGTAGAATGGGAAGCCAAAAAAGGCGGAATGTACGAAATGATACAACGTCTACCACTAGGTAGAAAAATACGCCAGGCGGCACTTATAGAACAAAAGAGAGCGGCCTTGAAAGCGAAGTTAGGAAAGTAACATGGCTGGAGTAAAGCAAAGAGGAGTCAAGTCTGAGAACTATAAAAGGACTGCACTTCGAGATGGTGAATTGGTAGAAGTCAAGCCAGTTAAGTATTACGGTAAACACGCCAACGGTCGTATGTGTGGAGCCTTTATTGACACAGGCGAAATGATATATGGCTCAGACGGATTGCCTAAGCCTTTTAAATCGATCTAAATTATCTGTTGAAGTTATCAGGACGAACAAGGTTACCTGCTATCATTCGGCCCCTGTTATCAACAAGTTCATATTCTAGTAGCATCTTATTCGAAATGTTAGTTATCTGTGCACCTTCAAAGGCAGATATATGTACGAACACATCTTGTCCGCCATCATCGGGAGTTATAAACCCGTAACCTTTTTTTGCGTCAAACCATTTCAGTTTGCCAACGACTCGCTCACTCATATTTTTTTATTAATCCTTCGTGATTATGTTTTGTAATAAACAATTTGTACTAGAGTATTTATGATTTTGTTAATAGAATTATGTACATACAAATATAGCATGAGGGTTAGTCATGCTATAAATGTATTTCTAGAAATTATTATAGAGAGTTTTTCTTCTCTTGGATTTCTGCTCTTCTTGATTTAGCAAGTTTACCCATGTTACCTAAGGCTTTTCTTGCTCTTGCCGCCGCCGCTTTAACGTTTTTTGATTCGAAAGATTCTGACTCTTTCATATAGTTTTCGTATTCAGCTACGATCTGTTCATGAATGTTTGACATAATATTATCTCCTATATTCGTAATTAATTATTGTAAATTGTAATGTTATTGTGTAAATGTGGTTTGTTGGTGCCTTAATTGGCGAAATTATCCTGCAAAAACGTTTGAAGAGCCTGCCGCGACCGAAGTACACCCTGCTATTGCGTCTCCAACCCTGCCCGTTCCTACGTTATTGGTGAATACTGTTGTTGATCCTACTGCTATTGGTGCCGAGTGTGACGGACATGGTACAGGTGGAAGTAAATGTCCTGTGTTAACGTCACCCTGTCTTGAAACAGGAATGTTGTTAGCAAATACATTACCAGATCCTACTGCTCTTGTCATTCCGCTACAATGGGCAACGTCGGCGTCACCTACTCTAGTTACTGCTGGCATATGATCTCTCCTTTTTCATTAGTTCTTGCAACTTTATATTCCACTGTTCAATCTCTTCATGCTGTTCTTCAGTATGAGGTTCTGGTGGAACTTCAGGTAAGAACTTAATTACATGGTCGAATTCATTAGGTATAGCTTCGTACTCTGTGTACGTGACTAATTGACCCTTGTCTTTTATAACAAACTCGTGCATATTAATATTTATGTAAGATTATTTACGTACTAGGTCTGCCATACCAGCGGGTGCTTGTACAATGCTACTTGTCTGCTTGGTATATGCTTCTGCAAATTCTGGTCTTGTTTTGTGTATTAAAGTAATTGCTTGATGCTTAATAGTATATGATTTATCTATATCAGCAGTAAACAAGAACTGTTGTAAGCCAATGCCTTTTTCACTTGCAACTAATGTAAGTGGTTTGTTTACTTTGATTGTCTTGTCGTCATCTGCTTCAAACTTACCTACAAGTTCTTCACCTGATGTAAGTTTAATAGTGATAACGTCTCCTAATTTATATGCCGGCTCAATTAACATAATGTCTCCTAGTGTTCATAGTTCATACCGTGGTCGTCCATATGTTGGACTAATTGTTCATACCCTCCTACATACTTACCGTGTAATATAATCTGCGGAGCAGTTCTTGGCATCGGTAATCCGTTTACTTCAAACTCTTTCATAAGAGTTTCAACTTGGATATCCTTTCCAATTATACTTTCGGTGTATGGGATCTTCTTGTTTTGTAATAACATCTTTGCTTTTACACAAGAAGGACAATTAGGCTTACTATAAACTACGGTAGTGTGTGGAGTAGCTTCTTTTGTTTCCATTATAACTTAAATCCTTTGAGCGAGTCTGTGTTAACGTCTTGTTTAATACCACCAACAATGTAAGACTCTACTTCTGTTTCTTGTGGTGCTACTTGTAACCCTGATGAACTCAACCAATGCTGTGTCCATGGTAGGGGATTCTGTGTTGTAGGTGTATCAAAGATTGGCTTGTATCCTAATGCTTTTAATCTCTTGTTAGCAATAAACTCTACGTAGTTGCCTAACAGTTTTTCATTAAGACCAATAATTGATCCATCTTTCATTAAGTGGTGTGCCCACGCCTTTTCTTCATTGACGCAAGTCTTCCACATTTCATAAACTTCTGCTTCACACTCTTTTGCAATAGAGGCAAACTCTGGATCGTCATCACCACGCATCCAGTTCTTAAGAACGTGTAAACTTAATGCAAGGTGTTGGCTTTCATCTCTAGCAATCAAACTAATAATCTTTGCTGAACCTTCCATAAGTTTAAGTTCACCAAATGCAAACGTACAGGCAAAGGAAACATAAAAACGTAGTCCTTCTAAGATGTTTACGTTCATCATAGCTAAGAATAGTTTCTTCTTAACATCTCTCATCGTTCCTTTTTTAAGATGTATGTGTTTGTCTGCCGCTTCTGTAAACGCATCATAGTTTTTAGTAACACTAATAGCACGTTCAATAATTTTTTCATCATCTAAGATAGTATCTAATACTTCAGTTGGGTCTGCATACACGTTCTTCATTATGTGTGTATACGAGCGACTGTGAATAGTTTCAAAGAAGTCCCAAGTAACAATACAACCTTCTAGCTCTGGAATACTTACGTGTGGTAAGAAAGCTAAACATGGTCCTCTACCTTGTACACTATCTAGTAGTGTTTGGTATTTTAAGTTAGCAGTAAAGATGTGCTTCTGTTCTGGACGGAAGTTAGCATAGTCGCTTCTATCTTTTTGTAGACTTACTTCTTCAGGTCTCCAAAAATATCCTAGCATTGTTTGATTCAATTTATCAAACACAGGGAACTTAAACACATCATACCTTTGTGTGTTTTGATCTGGTCCAAAGAACATATGGCTCTTTGTAAAGTCTACTTTTTCTCTATTAAATACTGTCTTACTCACTGTCTATTCCTCTTCCCTATATAGCACAACTATCACAAACTTCTTCTTCATCTTCTAATGGCTTACCATCTGGTAGTCCCACTTGAGGTTCAAAAGAGTTTGTTGTCTCTGTCTTAATTTCCTCTTCACTTGGATCACTCTTGAAGTCATAAGTGTTTTGATAGTATGATGTTTTCCAACCATACTTATATGTTGTTAACATATCTTGTAACATAACACTCATTGGAACTTCGTTGTTCTCAAAATGAGTTGGATTGTACGACCAATTACCACTAATGGCTTGATCAAAAAACTTCTGCATTACTGCAACGATATTTATGTAACCTTCGTTACTTGGCATATCCCACAACAACGTATAGTTATTCTTTAACGTAGTATACTGTGGAACAATCTGTTTAAGAGGCCCTTTTTTGCTTTTCTTAACGGACAAGAACCCTCTAGGTGGTTCGATTCCGTTGGTTGCGTTCGACACAATGGAACTGCTCTCCGAAGGCATCTGTGCGGACAATGTGCTGTGCCGTAAACCGTGGGCTGATATGTCATTGCGTAAAGCAGACCAATCATACTTTAATGTAATTGAACATATCTCGTCCAACTCCTTTTTGTATGTGTCAATAGGTAAAATGCCATCACTATATTTAGTACGGTTAAAATATTCACAAGCACCTTTTTCTTTTGCTAATTCATTACTTGCAACTAACAAGTAATATTGAAATGCTTCTGATAGCTCATGTACCTTAGTAAGTGCTTTCTTATCTGAATACTTAACACCATGCTTCGCTAGATAGTGTGCAAGTCCAATGTAGCCTACGCCTAATGAGCGTCTTGCTTTTGTACTTACTTCAGCGGCCTTCACTGGATACTTTTGATAATCAATAACTTCGTCTAATGCTCTTACAGCCAAGTTACATAAGTCCTGTAACTCATCTAAGTCTTTTAGTGTACCAACATTGATTGCACTTAAAATACATAATGCAATTTCACCTTCAGGGTCATCAATGTGTTGTAAAGGTTTAGTAGGTAATGTAATCTCTTGACATAAGTTACTCATGTAAACTGTGTCTTTGAATGAACTGTGTGTATTAGCATGGTCAACGTTCATGATATAGATACGTCCTGTTTCAGCACGTTCTTTGATCAACGCAGAAAACAATTCCATTGCTTTTACTTTGCGTTTCCTTAATGAAGTCTTGCGTTCATACTTTTCATATAGTTCTTCGAATAGTTTTTGGTCGGAATAGAAAGCCTCATATAAATCTGGTACATCATGTGGCGAGAATAAAGTTATGTCTTTATCAGCTAACAGCCTTTCGTACATCAATTTATTAAGTTGAATACTGTAATCTAATCTACGTACTCTGTTATCCTCAGTACCTTTGTTATTCTTTAGTACTAGGATGTCGTCAATTTCATAATGCCAAATAGGGAAGTGTGTAGTTGCATTGCCTCCACGTACTCCGTTCTGTGTACAACATCTTACAGTTGACTCGAACTTTTTTAGAAACGGAATCAGGCCTGTGTGTGCTACTTCGCCACCTCTAATTTTAGAGTTGATTGCTCTAATACGTCCTGCATTAATTCCTATTCCTGCTCTTTGTGCCGTGTATCTGCCAATTGCCATATCACTACTAAAAATACTATCAAGGGTGTCATCACTATCAACAAGAACGCACGAAGCAAACTGTCTAAGAGGTGTACGTACACCGGCCATGATTGGCGTTGGGATATTGATTTTAAAAAGGGAGGTCGCATCATAATATCTCCTTACGTAACTCATACGTGTTTTTTCTGGATAATCAGCAAACAATGTTGCCGCGATCATCATATACATTACTTGTGGAGACTCATATATTTCTCCTGTGCTTCTATCTTGCACAAGGTACTTGTCTACTATCTGTCTTAGACCTGCGTATGTAAAATTCTCATCTCTGTTATGCTTGATGTATTTGTTTAATTGCTTTAATTCTGTTTCAGTGTACTTGTCTTTGATTGACGCATCATATACACCACGTTCAATATTTCTATCAATAATCTTTGTAAGAGGAGCAGGACTGTATTGACCGAACGTTTCTTTATAAATTGGATATAACAACAACCTTGCCGCCGCATACTGGTAGTTGGGATTCTCTAAACTAATTAAATCGTTTGCACTTTTAATTAAAATTTCTTGTATTTCTTCCGTGGACATTCCATCATAGAATTGAATGTTAGCTGTCATCTCAATCTGTGATGCACTTGTACCCGTCAAGCCTTCCGTGGCTTCTTCAACGACAAAGTGTATCTTATTAATGTCCAGGGGCTCTACTGAGCCGTCGCGTTTTTTGATGTGTATACCGACGCCATTTGACATTCTCTGTTGCTCCTGTTAATTTTTAATTCGTATTCGTAATGATAAAGTATTTATTGTAACGCCGGCATCTTATAAATGCGTTGTGAAACAAATTGTGTGGGTAATTCAGCCTTTTGAACAACCTCATTATATTTGTAACATAATACATTATTGTTAATGCAAACAGGATAACATAATTCCTCATTACTGTAGTCCGTAACTATATGTATCTCGAACTCACTCCGAGAAAACCTATTAGTTAATTGTAAAGTATAACACACCCCCAAGCTGTTTGTCAAGTCGCAAATGCTGTTTTGAGCAAGTAGTTCCCATGGAGTGGGCCAAGTAGTCTGATCCCAAGGGTCAACACCTAGCTTACTTCTTGGCATCTTGTTGTAATAATCAATTACTTCCTGGAAAGGATTTAGACTTACCTCTAGTTGTTCTCTAAAGTTAGTCCAGTTAACGAGTTTTGTCTCGTATTCTCTGTTTGGCATATTACGTTTTGTAATGTACTTTGAATAATATGTCACCTGTGTCACTCGTTGTCGTGTTCTTCATTGAAACAACCAGTGTATCATTTGTTCCGTCTGTGTTTTCATCCGTTAATGAAACACTAAACTCAACATTATATTCATATGCACTAGCACCAAGGTATGTAAAGTTGTCAGTTACTTTAGATGTGTTATCATTTAAGTTAACAAGTATATCTAATGAACCTTCTCTTACTGCATTTACCTGTGAGCTTTTGTATATGTAATCTACAACTATGTTTCTAGTAGCATAGCCTGGAAATTTTAATACTCTTACTGCGGAGTTTTGTTGTGTTACAGGAAACCTATAACTAAATTCTAAATCAAAAACTCCTGGTCCTTCAACTTCTGGAACATATCTATAACCTGACATAAAGTTTTGATCATAACTTAAATTTGCAGTTCTGTCAAACCAGTCATTGCTAGATGAGTTAGAAAGAGCAGTACCATCTGTAAAGTTTATAACACTATAAACTGCGTTACCTTCAGTACCACCATTGTTACCTACACTAATAAACTTGTTATTAACTGAGGAATTAAACTGTCCTTTGTTTACCCATAATGCTTGTCTATCAATATCATGGAACTGTGAACTCTGTACAATATTTCTTTGTGGACCTGTAGCCATTCCTACTTGACCAATGCTTGTATTCTCACCATATACTATTCCGTATCTTAATGTGTCGAACTCACAATCTGTAAATGTATTTCCAACAACATCAAAGTCTGAGTGTACGCCTGTTGCGTAACCTTTCATATGGATATCTTTAAATTTATTTCTGTTACAAGATACAGCAGTTGATAAGCTGTTCATTCTAATTGCAACTTGACTTGATCCTGGAGTTGCTCCACTTGTCCAAGCACCTGTAATTTTTAAATCTTCAAATGTACTTTCTTTACAAGAAGTTAACAATATACCTGCGTTTGTAGTATTTTGTATTAATGTAAAACCTTTTAGTGTAATCTTATTAGCTTGGTTCAATGTTGTACTTGAACTGTCCTGTGCATAACTTCCTGGTGTTGATCCTGAGTTTACAGTTTCAAACACAGGAACATTCGCACCTTGTGTAATTTTTACCTTGTCACTTCCTGCTCCAATGACTGTTGCATATGGCGGAAGTTTTAAACTTGCACTCAATAAGTATTCACCTGCTGGTACCTTTAATGTAACTCTACTTGCAGTTGAACCTTTTGTTGCACTATTAAGGAATAATTGATCAATAGCTCTTTGTAATACTACTGTTTGATCTGACCCATCACCAGTTGCACCATACGACTTAACACTTACTTCTTCGTCTAGTACTTCTTGTAATGTTCTAGCAGTAGGCAACATAGCAGTTGAGCCTGTTTGCATTGTACTGATGTTCTTTTGATATGTGTATTGATCTGCAAAACTAAACAGGTTGTCATATTGTGTTAGGATCTTTGTATTTCCAACTGCTGGTGAGCCTTCAGAAACTGATCCGTTACCAATAAACAATTCACGTGAGTCCACTGCCCAACCAAACTCACCACCTGCTAATTGTGGTATGCCTGATCCAACGTTCTTTTGACCTCTACGTACTTGTATTCTTGAAATTTGTACTATTGCCACTTACTTGCTCCTTATTACAAGTATTTATGCGAAACGGTCATAGTACATATACACACGATCCCACCATTTAGCTTCCCAGGCCTTAAAATCGTCTGGCCATACATCAAATTGCTGATATTCTCCTGCACGACTGCACATGAAAACGTGGCCTTCTTGTATGTTAGTTCCGTATATCTCGTTGTGGGCTAGTGCATAGGCAGTTAATTGTAGCTTATAATCATCTACCCATTCTTCCTTCTTAGGCTTGTTAGTTTGCTTGAAGTCCATGATACATTCTTCGCCTTTAAAGACGCCTACGAGGTCTGTAGTGCCGGCGTAAATCTTCGGGTGGTATAATTGTACCTCAGAGCCCCATATTTCGTCAATATTGACTAATGCGGCGTCTTTAATCTTTGTAGCCATTTCGTTAGCTTGTTGGCTATACGGGTTGCTACCTGCTTTAGGCCATTCACCTGTTTCTACATAGTCCTCTAAAAATTTGTGCATACGAGTACCTACACTTGCGGCCTCTGTAACAATCTCCTGTGCTTTCTTTTCACCTACTCTTTTTCGCCAAGCAATTAAGGCAGACTTGTCTTTTGTTTTATCTAGTATAGTTGTTACACTTGCGACACTATTACCGTCAGGACAAGCATATAGGCGTTTGCCTTCTTTAGACTCTTTCTTTATCTCTTTGTAATTAAACTTCTGTTTGATCAGGCTCATTCGGCTTGCTCCATGTTGCTTTAAAATTAATAACTAAACATCTTCTTTCATGTTTGTAAGGATAAGTTGCATGGCTAACGTTACCATTCATAATAATAGTTTTACCTGGACTAGGTGGAAACTCATGAAACTCAATCTGTGTGTTAGGGTGTGCCATCATTGTAACAAGACATCCGTCCTGTGTAAACATATCATCTTCTTGCTTATGATCAAAATACATAACTGTACTAATTAAGTCTTCCTTGTTAGTATGATTGTGTATGCCTTGGTAACCATAAGGCTTGTAGTTAATATACCAAGCCTGGTCGGGCTCAATGCTTGTAACAGGAATCTTTTGATCCTGTATCTTTTTCAATACCCAATCGGTGTAAGCCAACGATATTGAATTTAAATCTAAATTATCTTGCACTCTATCAGGATAGTCAACAGTTTCAGTAGAACTCTTTCTCATTGTGATGTTCATACTTTCATACTCATCATACTCTGTTTCTATGATGAACTGCCCTTGAGCAAAATAATTATTATCCATTAGGTGTGCCTGGGTTAATTGGAGTTACCATTCCTGGAATTTCTTCATCTTCGCCATAGTATTCAAAGTCGAAGTCTACAACAAATGTTCTACGTGGAGCCTTAGCAGGATAAACACCATGCCATACTCTACCGTCTAGGATAACAGTTCTACCTGGGTAAGGTCCAAACTGTGTCATAAGTTGTGTGCCATCTGGATTAGGCATTAGGGTATATAACATTCCATTGTCAGCAGACTGTTCATTAGTTCCTGTAGTAGGTTGTGAGTCCATTGCCATTACCATACTAATACATAGTGGGCCATGATTGTGTATTGCTTGGTAGCCTCCGTCATTGTAGTCTACACACCAACACTTGCTTACCTTGATGCTCTTAACGGGCACCTGGTTACGTCTAATCTGTTTCATTACCCAGTTCATTAACTTATCCCAATTAAGTTTATCAAACTTGTTTTGATCAATAGGTGGAAAGTTAGATCCTGGATTTGCTTTGTTTACATCAAACTCTGTTTCATTTAATGTTTTAGAACTAGGAAACCCTACTTGCTCCGGAGTGTCTGGATTCATCTTATCCGAACGTACTACTTCGCCACCCCACTCGGGTAAGTTCTTAGGAGTAACATCATATTGATATCCTCTGAAAGTAGTTTTGATCTTACTTTCATCTTCTCCTCTATATTCATCTTCAAATAGTGTTAAGAATTCCTCGTAGAAGGGACACTTAACATCAATGATCCATTGGTTCATTGCACTATGAAACTCTGTACTCATGTTAGGATTTTGTCTTTCAAAGTACGGTGTCTTGTGTTCAGTCTTTTCTATTGCCATTACTCTTCCTTTCCCCAGCCACCTGGGTTGTCCCAACTTGTATAATACGGATCGTTAAAGTTAGGATCGTCCATACCCTCTACTGCATTTACTTCAGGTACATAATGTTTAAGCATATTCTCTACACCCATCTTGAGTGTTACGGAACTACTTGCACAGCCTGAACAGGCTCCACTCATTAACATAAGGGCAACGCCTGTTTCCATATCAAAGTCTTGTAGCTTAACAACACCACCGTGCATTTCTACACTAGGTTGAATGTTCTTTTCTACGATACTTTCAATCTCTTTAATAATTTCTTCTTTGGTTCTGTCTTGTGCTACTGTCATAATATTACGTTGCTTCTATCCCTACCATCTGTATTGATGGTAAATGTTATTCGGTTGCCATTACTTTTACTTGCTTGGGTCTTGTGAGTTAACCAGCCAGGAAATAGTAAGACATCATTTGTATTTACATTAACTTCTCTCCAGTAGTCATGTATTGTGTTTTCTGGTATGCGTGAGTAATGAGACCAGTTAGTTCTTAACAGTTGTTCAAACATTAAGTTACCACTGTCCTCTGGTACTTGTACATAAGCTGACACTACCACGTTGGTTGAACCATGTTCATGAGGTAAAGTATGAGCATTGATATTGTGTATATTGGTCCAACTTCCCGTGGCAACGACATCTGTGTACTGAACGTCCCATTCACGTAAACAAATTTCTATCTTGGGTCTTAACCAAATCATAAAATCTTTATTACATTCCCACTCGTGCGGAGGGTTTGGATGGCCAGCCGTTGACTTGCCTCCATCTGCTTCTGTCTGATGCAGTTCAGCTTCTTTGGATTGGTAATCTAAAAAGGCCTGGACATCGAATCCTGGCTCGTAATTATATTTCCAAACTAGATTTGGTAAGATTTTTACTTCGCTCATTGTTATACCTCATACACTAAAGTATATAACAAAAAAACTAGTTTGTCAAGTTAAAGATTGGCTTGGGTTGCTCGTTGTGCCATTTGATCAACTTCATCAGGGGCATCACTTGATACTGGTGCATCGGAGTCAGCTTCTTTCTTTGTAGAAAGTGTAACACCTTTGTCATCAAAATTCTTTACGTAGGTTTTCAATTCTGGATTTGCGTCATATACTTGTTTGAAGCCATCGTAGTCAAACTGTTGAAAGTCCATGTTTAACATTAATTGATTGAGTGCTTCAAATGAAAGGTAAGCAGGCTGATCTTGATGATCAGCACTACCTATCTGATTTCTAAAAATTTGTACGAGTGCCTGTTTGGAATTTGTAGCCTCAGTTACTTTGACTGACGTACTACCTTTTTTTTTGAGTCAGTTAATACCTGACCTAGTCTTCTGCTTCGTTCTATGGATTCTCGTTTTTCTCTGTCTGCTACTTCTTCGCCGCCTGTTGCTGGCTCACTTGCACCAAACTCATCTGCTACTGGTTCTTCAGCACCTGCGTCCGCATCAACTGTTGGTTCCATTTCAGCTTCAGGATCTTCTGCTGGAGCTTCTGTATCTGTTCCCATAGTCTCTGGAGCGCCTTCGCCTGTTACAATGGCTACGCCACCGGATAGTGCTTCTCTTGTAGTTTCAAAAACTGTGTATAAATTTTCTAATGCTGGTTTTACAGTATTGATGAATTGTTCTGATTGTTCCGAGCCCATTTCGTCTCTGATCTTATCGCCTAATTCAAGCATGGATTCTGTTTGCATTTCTGCTGTGTCTTCCATCCAACCTGTTACTCTGTCTACCATGTCCTTTGCGGCCATTACTAATGTTGCTGATTCCTCAGCACCTTCTTTAATGTCTTCCGCATCGTCGTCTTTACCTTGCTTTTTAAGTATTGCTTTCTTTAAGCCTGCTGGTAATTTCTCTTGACCTTTTGTTAAATCTTCGTCAGCTACATCTTCTTTTGCTTTTTTATCCTTAACGGCTTTCTTCATTGGCTCTTTTTTATCGCCATCACCGTCCATGTCTAAAAAGTCTGGTTTTGATTTAGCTCTTTCGTGCATCTCTTGGTTGATTACGTCTAGGAACATTCTACCTTTTTGATATGCATCGCTTGTATGAACTGTATCGAAACTTTCATTTGTTTCAACTTGGCTTAATTGTGTACGTAATCTGTTACGTGCATCTTCAAGTTGTTCGTTAGTAAAGTCTTGTAAACGTAATTTCGTTCCAAAGGTTTTTGCTAGTGACTCATTTAGGTCTTTAGCTGATACAATTTTAAGTTCGTTTATTTTCATAGCTCTTGTTCCTATCGTTATAGTTATTTATCATCAATCGTCAAAGATGAACTCGTCTAACTGGCAGATGTATGACCAAGTATGGTCTTTAGCCAACTCAAAACGCATTTCTGCGGCTTCTCTACGCATATCATCGTCTGTTTGCTCTATGGTATGCTTGTGGAAAATGCTGTCCATATAGTGTTTACCCAGCTTTTGATCCAAATCTAGCACGGTTCTTTGGGTATGTTCGTCATTTCTAGCTCTAGCTTTAGCTAATGCTATGGCACCACGTTTACTAAAGGTTGTAGCGACTCTCTTATGTGATCCAACGTCAAATATCAAGTAGCCACCTTCTTTTTTGGATTCTCTGAATATAGTATTCTTAATGCGTACCGACTTACCTTTGCCTTTAACAAATGGAATATGTACCTTCTGAAGGCCACTTTCCATTATCTCGTCTAAGTCTGATTGTAATTTAGTCGGATCCATTAGCAACTACCACTGTCATTCCGTTACGGTTAACTTTAGTTATAAGAGCTTTTCTTATAAGTCCTTCGATAACGAATTGTTCTCTCTCTGGGAAAGCATGAAATGGAACAGGATGTTGTACTTTTTCAAGTACTTCCTTTTCCTCATTACTTGTTTGAATACTGAATTCTCCTAATAGATCATTTATCTTCATTAAACTACCTTACCTGCCATTGGGTTTGTTCCACCTGTGGCCTTGTCAGCTTTTTGTTTAACTATCTGATCTAGTTCTTTTTTATTATATACGAATGCTTTTGGTTCACCTGGTTTTGTTTCCGGGTTGGCTAATGTAATCATATCGCCCTTAACATCGTCAATATCGAATTCAGTTTCTTTTCCCCCTTGAGTGGGTATTGCTATTTGTGATCCTTTTTTAAGGATAGCTTTTGAAACTTTACTTTGTGCTTGTTTGACAGCTTTCACTGCCGCCGCGCCTATGCCTTTTGCTTTACCGGCACCGACTTTACCTAATTGAGCTCCTGCTTTAACACCGGCCTTAGCCGCCGCAGATCCCATCTTTGCACCCACACGTCCTAGTGCGGCTCCAATAGCTGGAACGACTTCAACTACTTGTTGTTCTTCAACTGGTTTTGTAAAGTCCTTTGCTCTCATTTATTTCTTTCTTCTTCCTGTCTTAAATTTTTTTCGTCTTGTTGGAGCCTTTTTATAACGTTTTTGCGTCTGTGGCTTGTTAGCAGTTGTAAGTCTTTTGGTAAGTCCACTTGCCCGTTTTTGGCGTTGGGTCTTAACTTTCATTACACTACCTCTACGTGCCTTAGCTCTCTTTATATTTATAGCACTACCAACTTTCTTTACCGCGTTACAGGTTGACGGTTGTGCTACAATTCTGCCCTTACGTGATCCGCTTGTACATCTATACTTACGAACAAGTTTACCCTTGTTCTTACCCCAGATCTGAATAACTCCCTCTTTGATAGACTCAGTCATTATGTCTTTGATTAACATACTACCCTCTTCTATTCAATGCTTGTACTCTACGTGAAGCTGGATTTGTACGTTTGGTACGTCTAGCCTTCCTCATCATACGAGCACCTATTCTAGCTCTAGTGCGTTTCATAGTTATTCGTGCCTTCATATTAGGTGCCGCAAAGCATTGTGCCATCTGTTTAACAATACGGCCTTTGCGTCTACCTGCCGTGCAACGATACTTACGAACGACCTTCTTACCAGATCGAGCCCATATTTGCTTTTCGTCTAACGGTTCATATATCTCACGTAATAGCATACGTGTATTTATCTATGTGTTTGGGGAAGTGTTTTGGTTTGGATTATTGAGAGTTTAGTAATATTACTATTATAGTTGACAGTAGTCCAGCTACAATCGTACCTGCTGATCCTATCAACACTTTTGTCATTGACTTGTTGTTATTAGTAATGTCTGCGTGGATATGCTCAACTTTCGTTTCGATCTTGCTCAGACGAAGCTCTAAGTTATTATATCTCTGTTCGCATAAGTCTACGTGTGCTTCTAGACTTTCTTTTTCTAATTTAGTGGCTCTTGCCATCTTTATCTCTCCGTTCCTTAATTTATCGTGGAAGGGGCCTATAATTTAATCGCCTAGTACTTGATGTAATGTTTGCCTTATGTTAGTATTTATACAACCGAGTCTGGAGTATTATCTACTAATTTAAAGATCACGTTACGTGATTCTTCATCTTTTGTTCTAAAAGCATTGTTATTAATTGTAATGCTTTCAGTAAGTCCTGCTACCACAGGTACTAGATCAAAGTCGTCTTTAAGGAAGTCTACACTCAAAGCACCTTCTTGTTCAATGCTAAACTTAAAGTACCACACCTTTTGTTTACCCGTATAAGCTGTACCAAACTCGCTCTTGGTGATGTCTAGTCCTTCAACAACACTCGGTGCTTCGTCAAAGTATGGATTGGATCTCAACCCTATCACCTGCAGGAATGTATTCCAATTAGCCTGTTGATTGATAGCTGTCCTATCATCTGATCGAAACTTTGTTTGGTTAGTCTGAGTTATATCTATTAATGTAGCTACTTCAAAGTTCATACTCATACTTATAGTCGTAAAAAAAGGGCGGAACAAATAATGAACCGCCCTTTAAATTAGTTTTAGTAACTAACTACTTAACTTTGGATTACGCCGCTGTTAATGTAGAAGCCGCCGCAACAGTTGTTCCACTAAAGTCGATGTTGTTTGGTCCAACAGTTGTTCCTAGGTTTCTTAATACAAATTGTAAAGAAGCCGCGTCATGTTGTGATCCGTCAACTAAAAGTGTTGCTACGCCTGTGTTAGCATCTGCGAAAGATGAACCAATTGCGTTTGTAGCCATCATGATAGCCTCAACAGCTTCGTTAGCCGCATCGTCTTCTGCTCTGATATCTACTGCCGCGTTAGAGGCATTTTTTACTGTTACTAAATAAGCGCCAATGTTAGCACTTGATCTGTATGATCCAACAACGTAGTTGCCAAATCCATTTACTCTTGTTACTCCAGCCATTTTATTTCTCCTATGTTCTAATGACCATACACACGTTTCTCTTGTGTGGTATGTTACTAGTATTTATAAGTTTTTGGAAAAAACCGGAGTTATCGGCGTTGTTTGGCTCGTTTTTGTAAGGATCGTAACATTTGTACGTATCCTGGCCCTGCTTTTACGATATCATCTATCATTTCAATAGCAGGCATATATTGTTTTACGAACGTGCTTGGAACACTTTGACCATTCTTTGCAAGTTCTAAAAACTTTTTAGTACCTACTAAATTTCTTGCACCAACTAGATATCTGTATAAAGATAATTCCTTACCACTAGTTGAAAGGTCTGGTACACTAATGATTGGTTCGTTGTCCTTGACTGTTCCTGTTTCTAAATCTCTTTCAGCTACAAGTTCTTCTAGGAATCTAATTATATCACTGCTTCTTAGTTTAGCTCTAACGGCTAACACTAGTCTAGTAGCAATTTTCTTTCTGTCATATGTTGCTAGGTTTTGAAAGTTAGTAAGTTGTCTACGAATGGCTTTGTAATCAGCATTGGAGATACGTAATGCCGATTCAATACCCATAAACGTTTCACTAGTTCTTGATGACATCCCACTTGAAAGTGTAGTAAGATATCTATTGATTGCCATCATTGGTAATGTAATTCTTCTAGCAACCATTCTAGCACTATCAGGATCTTTAAGTTTAGCTAGAGCTTCATCATCTCCATTCACAAAGTAAATGAAGTTGTGTAAGTCAGTACCCTGCATCTGAAAGCGATTGTAATTAACTGCCTTCGTTGCTTTTGCATAAGCCCTTGAGGCTGATGTATACTTTGGATACTGTCTAAGAAGTTCAAGAACAAGTAAACTCAGATAGAGTCTTTCACAGCAGTCATTAAATGTTAACTTTGCTGTGTCACCCGAGTTGCGGGTCATTCTTGCTTCGTATAGCTCTTCTAGAAACTCAAGTTCCATTCTTGTTTTCCTTATACTTTTTTGCTTTCGTATGCACTTCTGGCTTGCATTTCAGGATTCACTAGTTCTTTAAATTTAAGAACCATCTCTTTAGGTCCTGGCTCACCAAGTAATGCACCTAGCATATCTTTCTTGCTGTTTACGTCTTTTGTAAACTCCATCTTCTGGCGTTGGTTATAGTTACCTGTTAGCATCTGCATGATTAAATCAGCCTGCCAACCTTTGATCTTAAACTTACCACCATCTGATGTTGTAACAGTATTAACAGGATTTGGATTACCCTGTGAATCTTTTACTTTGTGTACTTGGTTGATTAGTGATACGTGTTTATCACCAAATCCTTTTTCTAGATCACCACCATCTACGTCAGCTGGATCTATTTGTTTCTTTAAAGAATCAATAGCATCTTGATCGTCTGCATCTATTTCTTTAATAAAATCAGTTGCTTTCATTATTATCTCCTATCGTTGTACTGCTCTGTTCGCCGCACTAAAGCCAGCACGGTTAACAAATTTAATATCACCAGTTGGGTGAGCTAGTACATATCCTTCGCCCCCTGGTTTATCTCCTATTGATGCTTGTACATCAGCAGGTTGTTTTTCTAGTTGGTCGATAATGTTGTTCTTAACATTCATTATTCCACTAACTATGTTCCATAAAGCCGTAAAGGCTGTCATGTTCGTTTTAACATACTCAGTTATCTTTGCCTTTTTGTTATTGCTAACAGCACTACTCTGTAGCCATTGCATAAAGTCTTTGCCTAAGTTGTCTAATCCTGTATCTGTTTTTACGTTTACGTAATTATATAATATGTCTGCAAAGTTTGACAGTTGCATTTGTTTCAACTTACCTTTGTCAAGTAAAGTATCAATGCCTGCCGCATTCTTGTTAACGATAGCAGTAATTTTATTAACACCACTCATGTCTACTTCTGGTGCTTGTTGTACAGTGACTGGAGGTAACACTAATAAACTGTTACCTTGAAATATATCATAATCAGTTAATGGCTTTTCACTACCGTCGGGCTCAACAATTCTATGAATCACAACCCCTGCCTCGGACTGTGCAACACGTTTACCTATGTCACTGTCTGCGTTAACCTTATAGGAAACAAGTTGCGGTTTAAAAGTAAATGCTCCGTTATCTTGTTCTGGTGTGTTAAAATATAACATATCGCCTTTGAAGTAGCCTCTGTGGTCTTCTGGTATTGCTTTTTCAAATGCAGGGAATACCTTTTTCATATTGCCTGCAAACTTTCCAAACCCTTCTGGATCTCTTTGATACCCTGGACGGTTCTTAAGCATCTTCTCAATGTCATCTGCTGACTTGGCTTTACCGTCATAACCTTTTGCAACAAAGCCTGACTTGTCTGTAAACACAAACTGGCCTTTCTCATCTCTACCAAATATAACTGCTGGTGAGCCGTCCCATTTGATTGTAAGTGATTGTGTGTTACCTTTTGTTAATCCTATAATAGAATCAATAACACGTTTCGCACCTCTGCTACCTTCCCAAAAGATAATATCTTCTGCGTGGTCGATACGAGCACCTTCTCTTAATATGTTATTAAATTCATCAAATTTCATTACGGTAACTGTAGTCCTTCTTTTTCAAAGTAGTCTTTTGCATCTTTAACTAGATTCTCATAGTTAGGATCTGTTTTAATTTTCTTGTTGATAGTTTCAACACTTCTCATATCTTCAGCAGTTGCACCATCACCCATTAAAGTTTTAGCTACCTCGGTTGGATCTTTAGTTACAGGTTGGTTAGTAATTCTATCTACTAATCCGTTTGTTGGTGACCATTTGTAACCTTGTGCTTTTGCAATACTGGCTATCATGATCATTCTGTGTTGTCCTTTGAATTCACTGTCAGCCGCACCACGTAGGGCAAACTGCATAAACTTAGGATCACCAAACATTAAGTCTGTTTGTACAAATCCGTTCTTTGCATCTCCATTGATAGGAGTTTTAAAGTGTACACTGATACCTGTCTTTGCTATCCAGGCTCTGTCTTCATCATTGGGTGCGTTCTTATCTTTCCAGGCTTTTAGTTTTGCTACTAAACCGTTCTTGTCAACGTTCTCTTTGTCAACTGCAACGTCTAAGTCACCTGATGTATCTTTGATACCAGTTGAACCTAGCATAAAGTTTACATGATCAAGTCCTGTGATTTTTTCAAGCCATTTAAGTGTAGGCTCTACATCTGCTTTGTTTATTCTTTTGGTTGCTTCAGCACCATCTGGTGTCTTGAATACGTTACCACCTTCGTTAAGAATTTGCATTGTCGTCATCCTTTTGATGGGATTCTATAATTTTATCAACACCACGTTTAAATTTTCTAGGGTCACCACTTCTAATACTATTGATAAAGCGTCTTTCCAATTCCTGTGCAGTTTCTTGATCGTAGCTTTCTGCTATCCTATTCAGTAGGTTTATAGCACTTTCAATCAAGTTATTGCCTGTAGATTGGATCAAAGCATCGTTATTAGTTGTACGATGTATTTGATTCAGCTCTTCTAGTATAGATCGTGTACGTTTTCTCATAGTCAAATTCCCTTATACTGTATTTAGTGTTAGAACAACGTAAACTTTCCTTAAAGAACAGTATTGGAGCGGGTAGTCAGAATCGAACTGACAGCATCAGCTTGGAAGGCTGAGGTATTACCACTATACGATACCCGCATTGTTGTATATATACTACAATCTTATTCTGTGCTTGTCAAGTGAATTATTAACTACTACGATAAATATACTTGCAATGGAGGGCAAGTAATATGGGTTCATTTAATAATAAAATTATGGCAGAGTTCAATCCACCACGTAAGTGGAAACTGGGTAGAGATTTGTCGTACACAACCTCAGACCTAACAGTTGAAGAAATCAACGCATTAAAAGGTGTTGGTGTCAAAGTAAAACGCGATACTAACAAAACAGAAACAATAACAGTACCAACAGGGTTCGTAACAGATTTAGCATCAGTACCAAGAGCTATGTGGGCCTTTATTGCTCCTTTCGATGTGGCTAGAGCGGCAATCATACACGACTTACTGTATAAGTCAATTAGACAGTATCGTTGGAAGATGAAAGATAAGGAAGATAAAGCACTTATCAAAGCGGCCAAGGTAGCTTCAGACAAGGTCTTTCTTTTAGGAATGCGTGATGCATCACCTAAAGTACCAGGATGGAAGATATACTCATCTTGGAAAGCAGTAGATTTATTTGGTAACGGTTCAATAGTACCAAACGAAAATAATATATAAAAGTGTGTGCGGGTAATTCACCCGCCACATTATCTTACTACCAACTTAAGATATTATCCCTGTACTTAATATAGTGTACAGAATCAAAACAAGCAAATGCCTTGAACTCAGGTTGTGTGTTTATGGCAAACTCATATGCTTCGTCGCAAGTTTCCCACGCACCTATTTCCTTAGGGTTGTCATAGTTATACCCTAACCATATCACTACCATAAACTCAATCATTTGTCCACCACTATTTCGTTAACTGCGGGTGGTAGTCCAACTTCTTCCTTGTCGAACCAGGAAGTAATTTCTATTAAGATATTGTAAGCTAACCAGCTAAACAATACTAATTCTAAACTATACGTTTTCATCGGTGCTCCTTTCATGAAGAAAGGGCCAAGCTATTGCTCAACCCTTGGATTAAAATTATAATATACTATCTCTATATTATAATGTCAACCTATATTTCTGCACAGGCATAGCAGTTAATCTCTAAGCCAACTGATACCTCTACGATTTGTGGAGTGTTCCATTGCATCGTGCTTCTCCAAGTTAGAGTTATGTGCCGGTTGTCTCATGACCGCGGTCCACAGTACAAGAAATGTACTAATAATATATATCATTTAGAAGATGAACGTTGTATGAACAAGAAAGGTGCCCCGCGAAAGGCTTCCGAGGCACCCGATGACTTAGGCTAGTTTAGCCGCTATCTCTTTCTCTGCTTCTGTGGCAAAGTTATTATCCCAGTTGTCTAAATGTTTCTTCATGAAAGCATTAAACACTGGAGGTATTAGTGCGAGTGCAAACAACGTGAAGTATCCTACTCCTGTGTTTGGTGCACCTACTTCATCAAGTTCCCAGAAATGAGTTTCGCCTCTGTCATGATGATCAGCTTGACGACCTATCTCTATAAAGAACCATGAAGTGAATAGTGTTGAGTTATCCCAAGAATGTCTATAGTCTATAGGCTCGCTTTTTACACGTACCAAACCATAGTGTTCTAGATAGTTAAGTGCTTCTAACTCAAAGTTTGATATTACCCAAACAAGAGCCAGACACGCAACACCTAACCAACCACCTGCAAAGAAGAACAATGCAAGTGAAGGAACACTCATCATATAACCTCTTATCCATCTGTTACCAAATGATATGAAAGGTTTCTGTAAACGTTTCAATCTTTGCTTCTCCATCTCAAACAAGAACTTAGATTGACCTAAGTGTGATTTGACATAGTGTGAATAGATATCACGTCCTCTAGGTGCAGTTGCAGGATCATCTTCACTTGCTAATTCCAAGTGATGATTGTACACATGAGCATAACAGAAATGTGCTGAACCTGATAACGCCATCATCCAACGACTAATTACAAATGCAACGCCTTTGGTGTGCGATAGTTCATGCCCATAGATTATACCTATGCCTGCAAATATACCTGTTGATAATACAGCACCTAATAGTTCTGCACCTGCCATACCATTATATATTTGGTAAGCAAGAGCTAACTGAAGTGCTACAAAGACTGGCAACATCATATACATTACTGTATTCTGTAACCAGGGGATGCCTAAGGTCTCACCATTCTCATCAACTGCTCCACGAGTCTGTACATTGATAAGGGTGTCAAGTATAATGCCTACTCCCAATAGGCCCACACCTGTCCAAGCCCATGCTCCACCTGCCAACACTCCTACGAGTGTTACAAGTATTAACAATGGTGCTATGAAGTACCTTATGTTTACGAAAAGTTTATTCATTGCGTTCTCCCGTCTTTCGACTGTAGTTTATCACAATGTATTACTATGTTAACACAATGACAAATAATGTCAAGTGCATATTATTATTTATATTACCAAAAGGATTTGTTAGTTCTTATAAGGTTATTAGCATATTATAATATGCTTATGGCTTTAGCCACTTCTTGCAAAGTTGATACCAATACTCGCCACCTTCACGTAGAAGTTCGTTATCAGTACGTAGCTTTTCCATGCGACGGATTATAACATCATGTTGGTATGATGTCATTACTTTGTTTTTGTCTTGATGCTTTTGTAAACGTTCTATAACATCGTCAATGATAGGGCAAGTTATGTCCGGCACCTTAGGTGACTTACGTTTTAACTTCTGCCATGCTTTTTTCTCTAGTGCCATATAAATTATTTAAATGTAATGACACTAGAGTTCTAAAGGTGTTTAAAAGATTACCAACCGTTTGGAACTATTATATAATGTATTGCTAAAACTATTCCTACTGATGCACCTAAGCCAATCATCATCTTAAAGAAGTCTTTTGCAATAAAAGGAAACACACCTTTGAACTTTGTTTTGTCTGTAAATGTAGCAATAGCAAGTTCACGTCCTGTTAACAATCCTACAAAGACCCAAGTAGTTGACATAGGTATATCGTTAATCTCTTTAAAGAATAAAAGTATTACAAAGTAAAACAAGTCTATAAGACAAGCACTTCTAACATATCTTGTATTATGTTTCTCTATGACTATCTGTTGTATCTTACCGCCACGTTCCCTAAACATATAACCTAGCCCTAGTACAAATATTAATGATACCATTATCATCATATCTATAGGAACTTGTCTAGGTAGGTAAACTGCTATGTTGGCCATGTCATGACTTAACCAAGTCCACCACAATACTCCTGTGGTAATCCATTGTCCTACTCGCCAATATGCTTTATGACTTTCTTTAACTGAAGCAGACTCGTCCATCACTTTAGTAATACCGTACCATATAGCATAAGCTGATACACCTGCTACTGCATAACCCATCATGCTTTTCATAAGCATCTTCTCTAATACAAATGTACTAGCGAAAGCACTTAATACTAAAAATGATGTACTTACTGGAACACCTAGTCTTGTTAATATTAATAGTAATCCTGGAGCGGCCGCATGATACCATTGTATTTCCTGCCACGGTATCCTGTTCAGTCGTCCATATGAAATATCCCCTCCATTAGTATACCAACCATACCATAGAGCCCATAGCAGGACAGCACTTGCGGCTCCCCACATGATCTTCCAGTCATATCGTTCATGGTTGGATGCAATCCACGTACCAAGGGTCTGTACGGAATCGTTTGCTATGACAGAGTAAGCCGCGAATAAAAAGCCTATTGCCATCCATAATGTTAATACTTCCACATATACTCCTGTCTGAAGTTCGTATTCAAATATTAATTTACACTCTTATTTACTTAAAGTCAAGAAAAATTTTGTTACAATTTGATTACAATCCTGTGTCAACAAAAATGCAACGACGGTATGCAAAAAAAGTACAGGAGATCTGCTCCATTAAGGCCCCGAGTTTTGTACTAATATTATAAATACGAATGTCGACGCAAAGACCTTTCTAAGTTTTTCCGATGACACACACATACACTGGGATTGACCAGGGAGTAGAGAGCACTCCTTAAATAGCAAATGACGATGTCCAAAGCGACATTGACGGTAGCAAAGACTACTGACGCCGAGAAAAGACTCGGGGTATTGCTTTCCTTAAGCATCCAAAACATAGGAGAAAACAATGACACACTTTTGGAGTGGTCTAGTGTCTTGGATGAATCATGGGTCTGGCTTTGAAAGCCGACGCCATGCTGAGTTTGAGAAATGGGCCAGAACTGAATATAAGGACGATTGGGAATTTGCCTTAGCACATATGATTGCTACTAACGGGCAGAAGCCGAATCCGAATTACGGAACATATAAACACACCCCAATAGATAGTGCGAAGGAGGTAGCTTAAATGCAAGTACTTCGTACAATTATTAAAAAACTCAAGTCGATGGTTTGGACTCAACAACGATGGGAAGAGGACTATTTGTCTCGCTCTGTCGATCATGTTGATCTCGAACGTCGCATTAAACAACTCGATCGCAGGCAGATCGAAGTTGGCCCGTTTGGTCACAGAATCAAACAGGTTAGATATTAGGAAAGGATCTGAACAATGCTTATTATTAAACGTTTACTAAATTGGTTTGAGGTTGCCGGTTATGCGAGAGCGGCCGCGGAACTATCAAGACAAGGTTACCACAATGAAGCAAAGGCTCTACTACTAGAGAAGTTAAAACTTCAAAATAGAAAAGAAAAGGCTTTAGTGAGATTAGAAAAACTTAAAAAGATCAAGTCAAGTTATGATCCTGCGAAACATTATCTAAGAGGACACTCGGTTGCGTTCTGGAAAGGTAAGGCGGCGTAATATGTGGCCTTATACTAACGAAGAAAACGATTGGGTTTCGGGTAAAAAGAAATAGATTTTTGTGTAAATCGAATATAGGGCGATAGAAATACCGCCCTATTTTTTTGAGTAAGTTACTCAGTTACTGGAGCTTCAGCAGGTGACCAAGAGATCATGTTTCCTGTGTAAGCCATGTAACCTAATACAACGACTGCTACTATAATAGCAATCCAAAGTTTTTTATTTTTAAACATTTTGTTACCCTCCTTAGATAAAAAAAGGAGCAGTACAAAAACTGCCCCTCAAATTGTTTATTAAAGATTAAAAGTTAACTGTAAAGCCTACTGAAGCTTCAGTATCAGTTGCGTCCCATTCTTTATCCATCTCTCTATTTACTGCAATCTTCAATGAGCTCTTTTCACTCAATGCAATTGAAGTACCTACAGATGCGTATGCGTCAGCACGTTCGAAATCAGTAAAGTCACCCTCTAATGATTTCCAATCGTATCCAAGTTCTACAAATGGTGTTAGGTTAGTACCCATTGATGTCTCAGCACCAACGAACGGAGATAATCTCATTTCGTCTTTGCTTAAAGTGTCACCTGTGGTATAGTGAATGTCACCGCCACCGTAAACATTAAACGATCCAAGTGTTGAAAGATCTCTTTCAGCACCTGCTGTCCAACGCCAATCGGTATTAGTACCATCGTCGATGTAAGCAACACCTACGTTAATAGGGTTACCGTTTGTATGAATGTCAATTACTTGAGCATCATCTGAAAAGTCATTCGTTGCTCCTGTTCCAATTGATAGTCCATACTTCTCTCCTTCAGCATTCATTGATACACCCATGTTGTCGTAGTTACCCGCGATAACTGGTGTAGTTAGAAATGCACAAGAGAGCATTACTAAGAATAGTTTCTTCATTCTTATATTTCTCCTTCGATTCTTTTTATTTAGATTGTCTTCTTTGTTGTGAGGATTTGTTTTAACATCTTCAACATATATTTATCTAAACAAACGTATAGGTTGTGGCAAAAAGAATAGACTCATCGCCACAACCAACTTGTTGTTATTTTTCTATATTATTATTTTTTTGTGTAAATCGAATATAGAACCCATACTGCAACCAAGCCAACTAAACCTTGAGCTGAAAAGCCTGCAATAATGTTTTGGACATTTCCTATTACGGAAATGTTTGGCCAGAACGGAATGTTCTGTCCTTTGAAAAGAACCTCAAGCACTATGCCCAATGCAATCAAACTCACACCAACTTCGGCTAGAGCTCCGGCCCATCCTTTTACTTTAGTTAAGATATCCATGTGGATCTCCTTTCTATAAGTTAAACGAAATCACACTCGTGTAATATCGTTGTAATATTTAAATAGCAAGTCTTACAAGTAAACTGATCATAAATGGTTGTAGGTACCTAATTTGGCGATCTAAATTCTTGATTTTTATAAATAAAAGTGCTATTATACTTAATAGCGTCATTACACACAACACACACAGAAGGAGTATACAATGACAAATCCAAAAGATAATGTATCACCAAAGATACAATTCAATAAAAACGGTTACGAAATTAGAACAGATGTATTGGAAATGGCCAAACAGTTCACAGAGTTTGAATTTTCAAACAAGTGGATGGGCTGGGAACAAACAGCTAAACGTGATAAAGAAACTGGTCAAGTGGTCATGGACGTTAAGATGCCAGATGTACCAGGAACAGATGAAGTTCTAAAGAATGCAGAAAGGTTCTACGATTTCGTTAACGGAACCCCAGATAAAGACAACAAGTAATATGACTAAACACCGAATAGATGCAAAGTCACCGCCAACATAGTAAAGACACGTTGGCAAACGACACAATGATAATGCAAACGTACTCATAGAGGCGTAAAACTATATACATAGGAGGCGGGAGGCCTGTTTCATTTACTTGGAGCAGGCCTTTAAATTTCTATAAGTATTACATCATGGGAACTCGAGGACTAGTTACACTTACTAAAAAAGATCAAGACAAGATCTTTGCCAAGCTAACTTCGGCTAGTAAGGAAACAATAGAACTACGAAGTGAAAAGACCAAACTAAACAATCCTGCAATTAACCTATCCAACAACGAGTTATTCGAAGATCATGTACGCAATATTGCATGGAAGCCTATGCAGAATCACGGGCTAAATGACTCTAGTATAGAACTATATGCAGAGGATCAGGATTGGCCAATGCAAGTCAAGGCATACCTTAACCTAGTTAAAGATGAAGATCTAAGTGCAAAACGCATAGTCGATATGGGCTGTGGTTGGGGTAGAGGTGTTCATGCCATAGCAAAGTATCGCAAGGCAAACATCACAGGCGTAGATAATAATCCACAATGTATTGAATATGCTAGGCAGAACTATCCACAACAGAGATTTCTACAAGACGATAAGCTCTGTGACTATGACGGTGATCATGTTTATGATTATATTATAAGTGTATGTTCAGCACACCTACTATTTGAAACGGGCTTCTTTGATAAGAAGTACAAAGGTACTATATTAATAAGCGACTTCTTTGATAGAACAAGTATCAACGAGTTCAAAGATGCAGTACTAAAGAATTATAGAATAGAAGAAGAAACAGACCTAACACAACAAACAGTTTCAGCTATGGAGTACGATCTAGCTACCTTAGACGCAAGGTTTAAGGATATGGTTCCACAGGAATCAATAAACATATTCAGAGACATACAACAGAGTAGGCTACACCTATTTAGAATGGGTGCTAACAAACAGTATAAATATAAGTTATATGCTAAGATGGATTAAAAACTTTATAGAGAACTGTAATAAAGTGCAAAAGGAACTGCACGAAGCAGGCATACAGATTCACTATCATCATAACGGTGTATATGTCCACCAGAACCAAATAAATACAAAAGATGATAGACTTAGAACCATTCAAGAAAAAGATAAAAGAACTAAAGGATAACGGCAACTACCGTGTGTTCAACGATATACTTCGTGAACGCGGTGATTTTCCTAAGGCCATATGGTACGGGAAGTACGCAATAAAAAACATTGTAAATTGGTGTAGTAACGATTATCTTGGAATGGGTCAACATAAGGTAGTACTCGATGCCATGCACACCGCCCTAGATCAAACAGGTGCCGGTTCGGGTGGAACTAGAAACATTGCCGGAACAAGTCATTATCATGTTGCCTTGGAAAATGAGTTGGCGAAACTGCATAGCAAACAGTCAGCTTTATTATTCACATCAGCCTATGTAGCAAATGAATGGACTCTGATTGCTTTGAAACGCATCATTCCCGACATTGTGTTCTTAAGTGATAGCAAGAATCACGCATCTTTAATTCAAGGTATTAGACACAGTGGTGCTGAGAAACATATTTTCAAGCACAATGATCTTGAGCATTTAGAAAAACTACTGCGAGACGTCAAAGGAACACCTTGCATTGTCTTTGAGTCTGTGTATAGCATGGATGGATACGTCAGTAAGATTCCAGAAATTGTTGCATTGGCTAAGAAGTATAATGCCATTACGTACTTAGATGAGGTTCACGCCGTTGGCCTGTATGGTGAAACAGGTGCAGGATATTCTGCAAAGCTAAGATCACAGGACCAAATCGATATTCTTAATGGTACACTAGGTAAAGCCTTTGGTGTTACGGGCGGATATATTGCAGGGAAGCACGATGTAATCGACGCTATCCGTTCTATAGCATCAGGCTTTATCTTTACTACTTCAATGAGTCCTGTACTATGTGCAGGTGCATTGGCAAGTGTAAAATATTTAAAAGACCACAACGACCTAAGAGTCAAGCACCAAGAACGTGCAAAAAGATTAAAGACACTTCTAAGGAATAGAGACATACCTGTCATGGAGAATGAAACACATATAGTTCCTGTCATGATAGGAGATCCAAAGAAGACCAAAAGAATTAGTGACGAACTAATAAACGAATATGGAATATATTGTCAAGCAATAAATCACCCAACGGTTGAGGAAGGCACAGAACGCCTACGTTTTGCTCCGACTCCATTCCATACTAATGCAATGATGCATGACTTATGTGATGCTCTGCAAAAAGTATTATAATAACAAGAAAGAAGATGATGGATAAAATAAAGAAGTATATGTACATGGGCATAGGTTTCCTGTGTGTGGGTATTGCTTATATAGGATTTGTAACTCCTGGCATACCATTTAGTATATTCTTAGTCATTGCCGCTTGGGCGTTTGCCAAGAGTTCTCCACGTATGGAGGCTTGGTTATACAATCACCCATGGTTCGGCAAGTTCCTAACTAACTGGACTAAGAAAAGAGTATTTCCTACCAAAGGGAAATATGCAATGGTGATAGTAATGTCATCAACTTTAGTGTTTACTTGGTTTGCAACTGAGAACATTAAAGCAATTATGTGGAGTGGTGGCTTTATGGCACTCGTGGCTATATGGGCTTGGAGATATCCTGGTTCAGTTGAGGAACACTCACGTAGATTAAAAGCAGGCGAAAAGGTTGCTTGGTTAAAATAAACCGTATTTCTTTAGCTTTTTAATTAAATTAGTTCGGCCAATGCCCAGTGCGTTGGCCGTTTTTGTTCTGTTCCCGTCAAACTCATTAAACTTTTCATAGATAGCTTGTCGTTCTATCTTTGCTAATTCCAATGGTAATCTTTCGTTAAACTGATATGTGTCAAAGTGATCAGCAACTTGGTCCATGATAAGATTGTGTTCATCATAGTCGCTCGAGAGTTGAACGTTTGTTTTCTTAGGCATTAAACTACCCTTCTAAATGCTAACTGTATTTAACCTTATTAAATTATGTAGGTGTTTAATTACGAGGTAAAGCCCACATTTATTATATGTGTACTAAAAGGTGTAACTTTTTTTACATCTGATAAATAAGTGTGTGAAGGGCACAACTCTACCAGACTAGGGGTTTACGGAAAATATAATATGAAGTTTAAAACGTTAGCAATATTTTTGACGGTGGCGACACTTGCCTTATTTTCAACACAGGCAGTCGCTGAAACAAACACAGTAACATCAACCGTTACAGGTACTACTACGGTTGACAAAACACCACCAACAGCGTCAGCACCAAACGTTATGATTAACAATCAAGATGTTTGTTCAACGGGAACAAGTGCCGCAGTACAAACACAGGTGTTTGGTATTGCAGGTGGAACAACTATACGAGATCTAAACTGTGAAAGATTGAAACTATCCAGATCATTATATGGTATGGGTATGAAGGTCGCCGCAGTATCTTTATTATGCCAAGATGCAAGAGTATTTGAAGCCATGGAGATGGCAGGTACACCTTGTCCGTACAAAGGTAAGATTGGAATTGAGGCCGCGAAAGCATGGGCTGAGAATCCAGACAAACGCCCTGATTATGAGAAATGGTTAAAAGAAAATGATCTTGAAGCATACGAAAAAGAGTGGAAGAATAAGGCAACTACTTGGAGCATTGGTATTGGTGCTCTGTTGTTATTCTTACTCTAATCCAGCACTAGCTTACACACAACAATATAACGTTGGCGATACAGGGCCTAACGGTGGTACAGTAACCTCTAGTACCTTAACCTCAGTAATAACTAACACAGAGGTAACACTCAATGGTGGCTTCGAAGATACAACAACTACAACTAACTGGACCGAAACAGTGGTTGAAGAGATTGCTACATCTACAACTACCACACAACAAGTATCACAGATAACAGCCACAACAACGTCAAACTTTGTACCAACTATCAATTCAAGTGATTGGTCGACTGAAGGTAGAATAAAGTTACAAGGCGCAACACAATGTAGAACAGGTGGATCAAGTGCAACTGTTGGTGCGGGTGAAGCCTGTACAGGTTACCAACACAATAACAATAACAGTCTTTTACAAGATGCTAATAATTATAACTTCACGGCATTGGGTGGTGGACAAATAACTTCAGAAAAATTTGAAATGGGTCCAGACTTGACTATCGCGGAGATACAATCAGGCATGACATTAAACTATGGTGTTGATGTAGAATCACATAAGTCAAACACATCTGTAGGATTGTGTTCAGCAACGAGTGGTGACTGTAAGGACGTATTTAGAATCACTACAAAACTTTATAGGTGTGCTGATTGTTATGGTGGGGGTAAGTTCGCTGAATATTCAAATACTGTAACTTTAACCTACAGCGGTACACAAACACATTCATTTACGCAGGATCTTTCATCAACTATGTTAACTAATAATAATGTAACAGAAGTATGGGGACAGATGGAACTGTGGGGAGTTGACGCAGGATACCACACAGGTTATTATGGTCCCGTGTTTAGCAATCCTTTCATGACACTAACATATGATGCAGTAACACAGATAACACAAACAATAACACAGATTATATTAAGCGATCAAACAACAGTTTACAATACCAGCGAAGATACAATAACAAGTGTGTTCATAGGTGACCCTACCACGGATACAACTATTCCAGACATAGACTTCACAGACGTAGAGTCATTTGAAATAGTAATAGTGAACGAAGACACAGGCGGTGGTATTGAAATGGAGTTTAGTGTAGAAGTAGACGAAACAACCAACGTGGCAACTGTTGAAATGGAAACAACTAACATGGACACGGGCGTCGTTGCAATAGACACTATCGTTGAAATAGATCTTAACCTAGACTTTGGTAGCATGGACACAGGTCCTATGGATGTTAATATGCCAAGTGTTGAATCAATTGAAGCAGACATTGGATCACAGATTGATACTGCGGTTGGAGAAGCAATAGCAGAAATAGAAATAGACTTACCTGATATGTCAACAGACATGGGAGCACCAGATGTAAACATGGACATGGCAGACGCAGGACCAGTACTAGAAATAGAAGTTGATACGAATGCAGGACCAAACGTAGAAGTAGAAGTAGATGCAGGACCAGAACCAACAGTAGAAGTAGAAGTAGATTCAGGACCAGAACCCACAACTGAAATAAGTACAAGTGAGGGGAATAACAATGAGCCGGAGCCATCAACGTCCGAAAGCGAAAGTTCTGAGAGTACGGACACCGCTTCATCTAATACAGAAGAAGTACAAGAGTCCAGTCAAAATGCTGAACAGCCAGTGGAAGAAAGTAACAGTGAGAGTGAAGGATCAAGTGATGGAGACTCTGAGGCTGGAGAAGATACCAGTGAATCAGAAACCGAATCCGAAGCCAGTGATAGCGGAGAACAGTCTGAATCCTCTGACACAGAAGAATCAACAAACGAATCTTCTACCGGGGGAGAAAAGTCTGACAGAAAAAGCGGAAATGATAGCAAAGGCAAAGGAAAAGAAACAAAATCGAAATCAAAAACCAATGCTGAAAAGAAAAAGGAATATGTGGAACGAAAAGTAGCAGAAGCCAAGCAGAAGATTGCTACTAGAATACTTGCCGCGATGGCAGATACTTATAGTGCTATTAATGAAACAACTAAGATTGCACTAATTGCCAGTTTAACAGATACTAAGAGCTTCCAGGCTTACCTAGACAAACAGAATGCACTACCACTAGATTGGTATACAAGCGAACAGATCTATACAGAAATGCCAATGTTACAAGATCCAGCAGGTATACTATACGACATGGCTCAAGACAAGATCATGGACGAGATGATTATGGAGCAATACAAATAAATACTACTAACAGGAGAATACAATGGCAGAAATAGAATATAAAGGTATCAAAGTAGGCGGTAGTAAGATGTTACTTATACTGCCATTAATTGGTACAATCATGGGTGGTCTTTGGGGAGGCTTTGAACTCTTCAGTAGATATCAATCCATGGAGGCAAAGATAGACTCATATGTTGCACCAGACCTAAGTGGCTTTGACAAGCGACTAGAAGTTATCCAAAGTGAAATGGATATGATACTTCAGGAAGTAACACTAGTGGCTGATGTAGCCAAAGAGCTTAAGAATGATCTACGTGGTGATGTTAGACGTATTGAAACAATAGTTGAAGACGTTGAGCAAAAAGTTAAGAACGACGGTAGAGAACTTAACAAAGACATCAGCGATGCAATCAAAGATATCAAACAAGAGATGGCCGATCTTGAAGCGAAGATTGAAAAGCAAATTAAACTTGCTTTAGAGAATCCTTTAAGTAATATGGCAACTACAAAGTAATTAAGAACTAATACTTGTTCTACCGGCTGGGTCTAATCCTATGCCACTCTGTACGATACAAGCACTCTCAGACTCTGGAAACCAAGCTACTATAGTCCAACTCTTTGTTGATTGATTAACAAACATAGTTCCTGGCTGTCTTAGTATTTGTCCGCTTGGTATTTGTAAGAACACTTCAAAGTTAGCAAAAGGTATTTCATTATGTCTCATAATGACTTCAACAATAGATTTCCCTGGACCACAGTCGATCATCAAAGGTAGCTTCTGCATTAATGCTTCGGCATCATCTGGTGCTGGTGTTATAGTTGAGTTATCATCGTCTGGTGAAACCTCTTGTGCAAGAGCACCTATCATAGACGCGGGTGAAGAAATAGCTAGAAACAAAGTCGCTAGAAATACGATTAGTGTTTTTTTCATTTGTTCTCTCCTCCTATATGTACTTAGAGAATGTTTGTTTACTGCAAAGTTCAAGAGCTTTCATATACTGCTCATCTTCGTTGTAGTCAAACACACTATGGCTTGTTGGCTTTGCAGATAACCAGGCACCTTGTCTTATCTCTGATGCTAATTGTTCTTCAGTCCAAATACTCATGCCTGCGAACATTCTCCAACCCTTAGGAGTATTGCCAGTTGATAGTTTTTCTATCATCAACATATCACTAGTCATTGCTAGTTCGCCACTTGCTTGTAGAGTGTTTGTACTCTGCCATTCGTTGGTGTGTAATAATAGTACAGAGGTATCCTGAACAGGTCCACCTTTGTGTACAAATGTTTCTTCCAGTTGCGGGTCAAAAGGAATGTCTTTAAGTAATCCTAAACTTGAACATCTAAATTGACTGGGCTTGTTTAAGATAACACCGATGACTTCTCCACCTTCTCTTTGCTCGTAAACGTAAACAACACTACGAGAAAATATAGGATTAGAATTCAATATAGGTCCTGCTACTAGCAGTTGGCCTTTATATGTCGTTTCCATGTTAACTCCAGTCTGGTAATGGTCCGCCATGGGTCTTTCCTTTAATTCTTTTACCACCTACCGTTACTCTCTTCTTCCCTATCTTGTGGGACTTCTTGCCTGAACGTGAACGTAGGCCTTGTGATTTACATGAAGCTAACTGCGAAGCACCAAGGTCACTGTCGGGTCTTGACGACCTGCATAGCTTTTTAGATGCCTGAGCTTCTAACTCTGCTTCGTTACTAATGTCATTAATCTTCATACAAATATTTATCTATATTTGTCTGCCGGATTGTCGTAGTGATGAGAGTCATCACACAATCTAAATGTTAGCACTTTTCTCGGACCCTTGGTTGTGTTAACTGATATGTCACCCGACTTGTCGAAGTATTCTATCTTTGTTATCTTTGCAACTTCATTGTGTTTACCCACTAGGATTTCTTGACCAACCTCTAGGTTGATTGCTAAATTACGTAATCGTGTCATTGGAGTCTCCTTCCGGTATTGCTGAACGCAATAACTCTTTATACCTGTACTAGTATTTAACCAAGGCCCCGCTGTACGGTTTTCAAATAGCCTAATTTTAGAATCCTATTCTATACTGTGCTAAATATTTTTACAGATATGAATGTTTATACTCAAATAAACGAACCAAAAGACCTAAAAGACGGTGATAAATGGCTACCATGCCTGAATACAATGCCTTTAGAGCATAGACAAGCATGGCAACAACCACTTTTGATTACACACATTGACGCAGTTAAGCACTATGAATACGATATAGTACCTTTATTGGATCAGCACGTACATTGTATAGGCCCTAAGACATATGATAGACTAAAGGACATGGGCTTTACCAATGTGAGTTTGCATGGCTTGTATGCAGAAGATATAAAGATCAACAGTATGCCTATTACACCTTGCACGTGGTTACACGGCGATCGTTATAGCAAAGACTTTGCAAAATTTACAGGGGTCACTGCTATACAAACCTACACTACGTCACTGAACGAAGCTTCACTGTCCAAACTTCAAGACATGGTCACTGCTGGCAATCAACCAGACAAAATTTTTGTCTACTCAACTTTAGTTTGTGAAAGGTTGCAGACATTTGGTGCTTGGCCAAAAACTGAGCTCCATCATGTTGAATCCTGCGAACCAAAAGTTGAATGGGATAAGTGGTTGAAAACACAGGCTTTCTACCCAGGTGGGGAGTAAGGCCCCGCTGTAGGGGTCCCAGGTCGATATCAAAAACCTTCCATTTTATGGGCGGTACAGCAGGTAGAGGTGTCTTTCACAACCTGTCAAAAATAATTTCAATAACTTTACCAAAAGAGGTTGACTTCTGCGACGGTTGATACTATTATTAAGTATATGAATAAAACAACGACAATTATTTGGATCTGTTCTATTATTTTTTTGGTAGCAATTACCACGAAAGCATTGGCACATGATTCAATGACAGACAAAGTTAATAATTGGGTTGCCAATGAGAAAGAAAAAACTATTGCATACCAAAAAGAGAGTTGGGCTGAAAGTAAAGACCAACTTGGTAGAACTTGGAATTCAATAAAGAACCTTTTTCAAAAACAGGCTCAATAGATAACTATTAAACTAAGGCAGAGGAGGCCTAAATATGATTAAGAAACTTTCACTGGTCCTATTATTAGGCCTCGTCACTACAGGTTGCTCGGTCACTACGGCAATGAAGAATCCTAAATACGAATGGCTCACTGGCGGAGATGTCGCCTATGGAGATAAGGCAGGAGACGTATGTTATACCTGCGGAGAGAATTGGACCTTCATTCAGAATCCAGAATTCCATTCACAGAACCAGACAGCAAAAGGCATCAAATATTAATCTTGGGTGAGTGGTGTAGTGGCAACACGACGGTCTCCAAAACCGCAGACTGAGGTTCGATTCCTTGCTCGCCTGCCAAATCTTTTTTTAATCTTTTTTCAAAAACCTAGTAAAATCAAGGACTTACAAGGTATAAAAAAGGTTGACTTTTTGATCCGCTGACCTTATACTGTATATATAATAAGAAATTAGGCAGAGGGCAAAAATATGTTAGAACTTATCAAAGAAATCAAATCCAGAAACATTAAGACAACGGCTTGGGTCGCTGAAGATCCTGAGAACCGTTGGGCAGGTTTATACCCAGAGGACGAAGCCCATTGGGTTGAGAGAGGTATCACTACCTTAGATGCTCTTGAGAGATCAGAGCTTGAGGAATACATCTATGATGCCCACAAGACGGCATTTGGTGTTAAGGGTCGTCACTACGACTTTAATAGTATGACTCTTCAGGAGTTGAAAGATGAGGCCGACTATATTAGTAAGGCCTGCGATACGGCAATGGCTGAGGAAAAGGCTCAGGAGGAGCATTGTGAAAAAGAATTCAAGAAGCTGATCCAAGAGACCATCGAGCTTGGTGCAGGTAATGAGGAGACCGCTCTAAGATGGTTGACTCAGGATGAAAAATTCTATCACGGACAAGACGTAGAATCTTGGGTGTGGGATAAGGGAATACTTTTTACCGACTATGGTAGGAAGTTGGTTAAGAAACTTGAAGGCATAGTGACCTTCAAAGAATGGGAGGTAGCATAATGGGATTAGAAACTCATGCAAGAGTAGAGATCAACGAGAGGTACCACAAAGAGGGTAGAGAGGTACCACATATAAGTTGGACGAACGGAACGATGTTCATTGACACCAATGACAAGAAAGACTTGGAAATCATCGAAGATGTGATGTTGAACGAGGTTCTTTCACCAGGGTATAAATTGGATTTCAATTGCTTAAAGGCAACGAAAACTGAGCCTTGGGACCAATGGGCAATGGATATTTTCAAGTAAAATAATGGTAAATTAGGGGTTGACTTTTGATCCTAGTGAGGCTATTATATATAAGTAGGCTAAAAAAACAAACAGAGAGGCAAATATGACACAGACACAATTCACAGAAATAACAATTACTCCGGACATGGTTTCAGAGATTCACGAAAAAGCAAAGATGGCGGCGAAGACAGCCGTTCATGATTTTATCCAAGATTGGACAGAGAAGACAGGTGGCAACGAATACGGTGAACCAATGTATTGTGGTTTTGCCTGGGTTGAACTTCCGAACATGAAACTTTCAACTAAGATGGGTAAGGCGTTCCAGGCAGTAGGTTTTAAGAAGTCTTGGAGCAGAGGATTAACATTGTGGGATCCTGCAGAACACAGAGGTCAATCAATGGATTGTAAAGAACATGGTGCCAGAGCCTATGCTGATGTTTTAGAAGCATATGGTATCAAGGCATATATGGGGTCAAGAGCAGACTAATGTTAGAAATTATAGGGTACCTCTTTCTTGTAGTTGGGGTACCTTATTTCTTGATTTGTTTATTATTAATCAGTTGGAACAGAGAGGAACCAAATGGAAAGTGAACTTTATATTCTAATAAAAACCTTGTTCATCGGAGGTGCTCTCGTAGGATGCGGATATGTCCTAGGTAGAGATAAAGGAGTCAAACTAGGCTCTGGTAAGGTTATCGATATGTTATGTGATAACGGATACCTAAGGCACCGAAAGAACGGTGAGGAAGTTGAGCTGATCAAAATCAACGGGGAGATCGAATAATGAAATGGATATTGATATCTGTGGCATTGAACCTACAAATGGTTTATCCTGATCAAGACGTATGTATGACAGCTCTTAAGCAGGTTAAGACGCAGGATATGGCGGCGATATGTATCCCGGCAGGAGAAGACCAAGCAGATCTAAAGATTGATCGTATGTTAGATCAATTTATGAATATGGTCACAAAAATGCAGAAATTGGAAAAATAAAGGTTGACCTTTTGAGCATTAGGCCATATACTATAAGAACAATAAGGCAAACATTAAAGAGAGGCAAAATATGAATAATCTAGTCACAAAGGCAAGCGAACTGATTTACCAAATGGATAACGATCAGTTGAACGAAGTTATTGAAGCGATCAAACTTAAAAGAACACACCTATCTAAACAGGCTGTGAGATCATTTAAGATCGGTGACATTGTAGGATTTACTGGTAAGAGAGGCAACCAGGTTTCAGGTAAGGTTAAGAAGGTCAATATCAAGTATGTGGTAATTGACTGTGGTACCCAAGGTCAATGGAGAGTACCAGGCAACCACCTAACAAAATTAGGGATCGGAGAGGAGGCCTAGTATGGGACCTTTCTCAGAAGAGATCCAATATAAGAGAGCGACCTCAATCAAAAGGTTGCTCCAACAGAATCCCCAGCTCGATGAATTGACTCGAGCTATGTGGGAATCCAAACTTAAAAATCTAGCCCTAACAGAAGAGCGATACAATGCTAGGGTGAGAGCAATCTTTTCAGGTATGCAACGATCACCATTGGCGGGTGACTCATGGAATTAAAAGCAGGAGCCAAGGTCACAATCAAAGTGGAGAACGTCATGTGGCCTTATCGTGACAGGTATGCTCCCCATGTCAGTTCAGTCAAAGATGAGTTCAATTTTTACGAAGGAGAAATCCTATATGAAAAATGGTTCAAACCTAATGAGGTTGGGATCACAACCGGAGACCCTAGATTTCCATTTAGGCGTATCCAAAAGGAAAGGATTGTGGAGGTTAATGGTGAAGAATCCAAATTCAGCCAGCAATCGCTTTCGGTATCAGAAGATAGTGAACAACGAACGATCTCTGTTAAAGGTTCGACAGGAAGCCTTTACGAAGTTCAAGTCGGAGGGGGCAGGGGATCATCTTGCTCTTGTAAAGGCTATCAATTTCGTGGGTCTTGCAGACACATCACCGAAGCGGAATCACAAGTCGCGGCATAGAAAAAGAAATTAAATGGTTGACTTTAAGATAGTCTGACCTTATAATAAAAGAACAATAAGGAAGAGGCAAAATTATGGTTTATGATAAAAAAGGCAATTTTTCAGGTACTACAAATGATTTGGTTGAGACCTTTGCTCGTATGAGTATGGAGCAAAGACAGGATTTCGTTGAAGTGTTGACGAAGAAGTGGCCACATATGGCTTTTACCTTGTCCAGTTGGATAGGGTTTGAAATTCAATCTAACCAGGAGGAGGCAAAATGATTAAGGCATTATTTTTTATGGCAGTTGGTGCTCTATGTTTTTATCTTTATCAAAACCCGGGCGAAATGAACTCGGTGATTGATCAAGGTAAGGATCTTGTAAATCAAGGAGCAACGATCATTCAAGAAAAAACAGATTAATTGAGGTAAGGCAAGTGGATATAATTTTTGACATCGATGGAACATTGATGAACATAGAACATCGCAAGAAGTTCGTCGAGCAACGACCAAAGGATTGGAATTCCTTTCGTGAGTTGACCAAGGACGACACTCCGAACTTGGATGTCTTTGCGATAGCCATAGCCTTGCAAAAAGAAGGACATAACATATTGGTTGCCTCAGGTAGGAACAAGAGCCAACGAGCAATCACCTTGATGCAATTAATGGGACAGAACTTGGTCTTCAGAGATTTGAAGATGCGAAGTGACAAAGATTTCAGACCCGATACGGAGGTCAAGTCTGATATGCTAGATAAGTTCCGCGAAGAAGGTTGGAACCCAGAGCTAGTATTTGACGACAGAACAAGTGTCGTGGATATGTGGAGAAGCAGAGGTCTAAGAGCGGTGCAAGTGGCACCAGGAGACTTTTGATTGGTAGTGGAGTGGAAACCCTGTTAGACCTTACACCGATGTCAGATATTAAGTAAGGCGAGTCACAGGGGGGCGACTTTCTAGGAGAGGCCCCCCACCTTAAAGGAGGAAGACTATGGAAGACCAAAAGAACTATATGAAACCAGAAGACATTGAACCAGGTAAGTCTTATGCCTGTAAATTTAAGGCAGAAATGATGCTAGATGATTTCGGTCGTCCACCAGGACTATCAGACACACCATTGGCAGGACCAGGTATGTATGAGAGTTTTGGATTGATCAAGGTAAGGGATTCAGAAACAAAATTGTTTCGAATTGAGGATCTAAAAGGCGAAGCCAAAGGAAAGATCTATACTGTTCCTTGGGATCAATGTTGGGATATCGATGTTGCAGAATTGGTTGAATAGGCTATTGACTTTTGACATCAAAGGCTTTATAACTAATGAATAATAAAAATAAACAGAAAGGCAAGAATGATTCACCCACCAATAGGCCCATTAGAGCTAGAGGCAAAACAAAAAGAGTTAGACAAGATGATGAAAAAGTTTCTAAAAAACGGAGGCAAGATCGAAATAATTCCTCCAGGGGTCACAGGCGAAATGTATCGAGAACAGAAACTCGCAACCAAGAGCAAATCAAAAAGGAAAAAGAAATAATGGATATTCTAATTGATGAACGACCTAAACTATTCGTCTTCGAACTTCCGGACGAAGATATCGAAATCAATGCGATGGACTTTAAGGATGCCTGTCTAACCCTAGAGGAGCAGGCACCTGACATCAAGATCAGAGACATTATTTCCATTCAAGAAATCCATAGTCCGATCCCCGGACATGATACGATCCACTAGATAGAAAAGGAACTCACATAACAATAGGCCGCGTGGCGGAATAGGTAGACGCAACGGACTTAAAATCCGTTATCGATATCGGTGTGTGGGTTCGAGTCCCTCCGCGGCCACCAACTTTGGAATGACTGCCCGTAGCTCAGCTGGATTAGAGCAACGGTCTTCTAAACCGTAGGTCGCAGGTTCGAATCCTGCCGGGCAGGCCAAAGTTTTTTCGTTTTATGGAGTCTTTTTGGTAAATTAGGGGTTGACTTTTGGATTCGCAGACCTTATACTGTATATATAATGAAAAAACAGAAAGAGGGCAAAATGACATTCGTAATTTTTAGAACAGATACCACAGAGATCGTAAGTGAGAAAGACTATTCTTACACAGGTCAAATCCATAAGACAGAAGGCCATGCAAAGGCTTCTTTGACTAGAATCAAGAAGAAGTTCGCAGAAGGTTTGAAGAACAAGAGACCTTATGGTACTTTCAAATTTGAAGGCTTAGGCATTCATGAAAATGGTAAGACAGGTAGACAAGCTGAAGGTGAATTGACAGGTGAAATGGTTGAAATGAAAATCATAGATACCGAGAAATACTTCAACGATGTTGAGCTTCAAGAAGAAGTGACTAACATGATGACAGGTAAGAAGTTCAAACAGAGTGTGAACACTCCAGGATTCATGTCACCAAGTTCAGAAACTTATTGGTCAATGTAAATTAGGGGTTGACCTTTAAGAACTTTGGTGCTATTATAAAGTATAATAAGAAATAGACATTTAATCCAATAGGAGGGCAAAAATATGTCAAACATTATAAACTTTCAAATTCCAACTCAAGAAGAAGATCAGTTCATGAAGGACATGGACTATCATGATAACTTCGGTGACAAGGCAGGCTTTGCCACTCGTTGGTCAATTTATTCAGACAATGAGCCGATCTTCGGTGTTCAGTATAACGGCAAGATGAACGAGAAGAGTCCATTTGTACCTGGTACGGTAATCACTAATAATTGTTCTGTCTGGGGATACAATACTTCAGCGGTAGTTGGTGGTAAAGGTTTGTGGAGTGATGTTTGGTTGGCCTGTGATAGTGTGATTAGAAATGCTATCGACTCAGATGGTAATAAAGATCATCACATTTTTATCGAAGGTTTCGAAAGAAATGCAGACGGCACTTTTGATGTCGTGACAGGGAGCTAGAATATGATCAGATCAAAAACGACTCCAAAAGAAATAGTCATCGATCTTACAGGTCCCCAGGGTAATGCTTTCTTCTTGTTGGCTAATGCTACGAAGCTGGCCAAACAATTAGGATTGAATCCATTTAAGATTTTGGACGAGATGAAGGAAGGCGACTACGAGCATCTGATCAAGACCTTTGACAAATATTTTGGAGAGTATGTGATATTGGAAAGATAGTGGTTGACCTTTGAGAGGTTAGGCTATATTATAATAATATAAACAAGGCAAACAGAGAGGCAAACATGGCAACAAGGGCAAGAATAGAATTAGAACTAAAAGACGGTTCATACATTTCATCATATCAACATTGGGACGGTTATCCAGGTGGATTAGGTTATAACCTGATTGACCATTGGTCAGACTATGCCAAGGTTGAAGAAGGTATCTTACAAGGTGATGCCTCGGTTTGGAATTACACGGTAGGCAAGGCTTTGGGCAAGGACGATCAAGATGATAACGGTCGAGTCCATAGCGATTACCAGAATGTCTATTACATGAGAGACAAGGGTGAAAAGGATGCTCATCACAAGAAGCACCTTAATGGCGTATGCCTGATTGACGAAGGTTGGAAGTCAGGTGAAGACTACCTTTATGTTCTTAGAGACATCGGTAAGGGCTATGAAAACTATCAGTGGTTCTATATGAAGCACGATGACAAGTTCACTGAGATCAAAGAGCTTAGACCTTTAGAAACAGATGCTATCAAAGAGCATATCGAGATGTTGAATAGACACCTAGAGACTATCAAAGAAAGGAAGGTTGCTTAGATGACCTTATATAACGATATAATGGCCGGTGACACGGTGTATTTCAAGACTCCACATACCGCAGAACTCAAAGGCAAGGCTGTGATGCATGGTCCCCATGGTTGGGTTGTGAACTTCGGTAATGGTATGCCGGCTGTGGTAAGCGAGAAGAATTTTATTCGATCACGAAAGGGCAAGAACAGACGTCCTGATTACTTTGGTAAGTGGTTGAACAGTTAAAGATTTCAACCTATGCCCGTTGGTTGGGCTAGGAAGAAAGGTTTTTGTCCGATGCGGACGGTTTCTCCAGATCATAGATCGAATAAACCATAAAGAAGCGAAGTAGAAGCAGATGAATGGCATATGACAAAAGGAGTCTACCAACAGACGAATGGGGGATTATGCTAGAGCTAGGTAATACTAGGACACTTCGAAAACTTAAGATTCTGCAATTATTTTGGTAATATGACCAGTTGACTATGAGGGCAAAAGGTTATATTATAAAACTATAAACAATAAGGAGGGCAATATGCCAAATTGGTGCGATAATTCAATTAAGATAAAAGGTCCAAAGGACAAAATCAAAAAGATATGGGACGAGGCTCGCAAGGAAGACAAGGGGCTTTTGTCTGCTGTCTATCCTATGCCAGAAGCATTAGAAGGAACAACTTCTCCTGCTCCTAAGGAAGGAACACCCCAACCACTCGTAGACGGTTTCGATAACTGGTACGATTGGAGAGTGCAGAACTGGGGTACCAAGTGGGACATCACATTACACGATGGAGACCATGGTCTTAAATTCATAGACAGAGAAGATGGTGAAGCTGAGATCAACGGTTGGTTCATGAGTGCTTGGGCACCGCCAACAGGGGCTATGGATAAACTGTTAGACGATCACAATGACATTTCTGTTTCAATGTATTACTACGAAGGTGGTTGCGATTTCGCTGGTCATTACGACAATGGCTACGATGAAGAGGTAGTACCAAGTGAAGAAGGCAAGAGTGATGATTGGTTAGAAGCGAGTAGAGATACCGTGGTAGGCCAACTAGACGAATTGTTTGGTATTGGTGAGACCTTGGCCAACTATGAAGCTGAAGAAGAAACAGAAGCTGAAACAAAGGTTAGAGAACTCATAGTGGAGAAGAAGGCACAAAATATGCCAGAGAAGGAGACCGTATAATGAGTAGAGCGGCTAGCCAGATAGTAGGAATCAACGAGGATTTCAATCTACACGACAAGGAGATGGTTTCAGAAATCATCTGGGATTATGTCAAGGACAATCCTAACTTCGCCAACAAGAACGTCACAGGGATCAGTTATACGATCAATGTCGATGTCACAGAAGGAAAAGAGGACTAATGGGAACCTTTACCCTAGCAAGTGGATTGGGCCTATTGGCCTGTGGAATAATCGTAATGGCCGTGATAGGATTCATAGGCCTTTATGTGATCAACAAACTGAAAGACGAGGAATAGATGACAGACTTAAAGACACCAAGACTTGAAGACCCTAAGAAGGTTGAAGATGAATACGAAGTCGGAAGAGACAAAACGGACACGGCATTGACTCATTATGTATTGGCCGAAAGGTTGATGCAGGTTGAAGGTGCTCAGATAGCCAATGAGATCCAAGAACAAGGTCACAGTGATACCTTGATCTATATCCTGGAAGGTGGCATGAGAGGTTATCACAAGCTGAGTCCAGGAGAGCTATGGAGCGAGTGGAAGGACGGTGCTGAGGACAAGTGGTTCACCCTATACGAAGACAAGGCTCTTCCATGGGCAACCTATGATGAGGATCCAACGGAGCAAGAGGTCCCAGAAGATCGAGAAATAGCCTAAGATCCCAGATAAATACTCACATAAAGGAGTTGAGTATGAAATTATCAGTTCATTGGAAAGACAAGGTCAGTGTGAGAGAACAGATGGCCAGAGTTGAACAGGGTCTTGCACCCAAGGCAGGCCTAGCTCGTTATGTGGTCAAGTGGGATCACCCAGACCATGCAAAAGGCGAAAAGGTAGAAGAGAAAGTGTTTCACGATCTAAACAAGGCCAAGGAATACGGTGCCTGGGTTGCTCGTAATCATGATCTAAGACGTGAAGGTAAGACTGCTGACTCTTTAGACGTTAGAAGCGGATACAACCCCGTACCAGAACCAAGTTCAGTGGTACCCATCAGCATAGAGACTCCATTCGGATTGCTAGAGCTCACAGAGATAGATGTGTTCGGTAAGGAAGCCGCATCATGGACACTCGTAGACGCATTGGTCAATGAAGGCCATTTGAACAAGGTCGAAGACAATTTCAGATCAGGATAACAACGAGGCGACAAAGCCATTTAGAGCCTACGGTCGGAAAGCCAAAATTCCAGACAGGGTTATGAATAGAGTGCGAAGCACGGACGGTCGCGATTTTTGTTCCGGAGTCTACGCCTCCTACACCAAAAGTCGCTCCGCTGATCCTAGGAAGCCACATACCCCACCAGAGGTAGACCTTATGTTCTACCGTATCCTCGAGGAGTTTCACACCATATGACTGACGAACCTATTCTCTACTCTGTGGACGACGAGACAAAACAACTCTTAACCGAACTGTTAAATCTTGTGGAAGGCCTCGCAGACCTACAGATGACAGACGAAGCCACCGAAGAACTACGACTCCTTAATCGTATGGTTGGGGAACGGTTCGACATAGAGTTCTCGGAGATCGTGGTAGAGAGTGATCAAGATAGTGACGGTAATCCTAGATTCACGGTTAGGACTTATAGAGAACCTAGAGCAACGGATAAACCGAGCTACCTAAGGCTGGTAAGTGACAACGATAATCCCCCTAAGGCGACAAATGGGGCGTCTAACAATACGGACGATGAGCAAGGGTAAATCTAGAGCTACACCTACGGTGCTCTATTGGGTCTTAGTCTAGCAATCCTACCTACTACACGCCAGGAGAAATACAGATTCAAGTCTATCCTTTACATGATAGAATAGGTCAGCTCTGCCAACCTATACGGTCATACCTCAATTTTTAGCGTCAGATCATGTGCAAAAGGCATAGGCCCC